ACCTTTATCTAATCTAAATGTTCCTGCGGTATTAGTTGCTGTCGGAGTATAAGTATTAAAATCTTCTTGATTAGAAAATCTAATAAACATTGGATCTTGAGTTGTTGAATCACCAATTGTTGTTTCTGTACCAAAATGAAATACATGTCTATCTCTATCAGATACTTGAGTTAATCTTGTTTTAGTAGGAGCACCCGACATAACAACTGCTCTGTTTACTCTAGGAGTTGCTGCCCCTGCATTCCATGTAAATGTTTTACCATTATGAATAGTTGCAACAAGTATTTGACCAAAATTATCTAGGCTCCAGAGCCCTGGATCCAGAGTCACATCACTAGTTGCACTTGCAGTTCCCCATGTACCTGAACTCCATGTGTCTGTACCCCAACCTAAACCTGCCGTTTGAAACGTTGGACCAACTATTTCATATGGATCTATTTGAGCTGAACCTGTGCCAGATGTTGTTCCAGCTGAATTAGAAGGCATAATAATCTCAAATGTATTCGCAGTTTTATTTCTTACTTCAAAAGTATTTTCTGTAAAATCTGTTGTTGCATAACCAGATCCTGTTGGAACCGTAACAGATGAAAATGTTACATATCTTCCGTCTAATAATCCATGTGCTGTTTTATTTACCGTAACTGTAGCAGAACCTGATGTTGCATCAAAATCAGCTCCTGTAATACCATCATCTAAAGGACTGATATCAAAAAACTCACCTGCATAATATAAAAACAAACCTTGTGAGGTTCCTATTGCTACATATTTTTCACCATTTATAGCTGCAAAAGCATGTTGTGCTCTTGCTACACCAGGCAAGGTATTATTAGAGTTAGTAAGTTGAGACCAACCACCTATTTTTTCAGGTAGTCCATATCTAAATCTAACAAAATCGCCATCAACCCATTGAGACTCGGCTCCTGAATCTGTGACCATTTTGTTAAAACCAGCTTTAAAGTTAAGTTTTTGTAACATAGTTATCCAAATATTATAAAGGAGACAGTAGATGGTATGTGGTGGTGTCCACTGCCTCCATTATAATATACTACCTTTTAAACCAAGATGGAAGACCTAAATGTGGTCTTTTATCAAACATATTTTCTTTGGATCCAGGAGTCTTTTTATTATTATAATGTAAAAAAACTTGAATACATTCTTTACCTTTAAATTTATTTCTCCAATGTTCTAATTCACAACCAGAATAAACTAACATGTCTCCTGGTTTTAAATCTACTTTAATACCTTTTTTATCTGTCTCTCCAGATGGCTCTAAATATATTGGCCAAGGATCACCACCTAGATTCATAGTAGTTGATATCTCACAACTAAATCTATCTTTATGTCTTTTAAGAACATCTCCTTTTTTATAAATTCTTGCATATGTATATGCAGGATATAATTTAAGACCTGTTACTTCTTCCATTTTAGGTTGGCATTTTAACATTAAAGTTTCCATGGCAATATTAGAATACTGACTATATGTATTTGGTATCTGTTCATCGCTGCCCTCATAGTGACCTATAATATTTTCAAAAGGTGAAATGTATCTAGCTTCTCTGCAAGTATCATAAACTTGTTTTTGCATGCTAAAATAATTTGCAATAAAAACTGCTAAGTCTTTTGATATTGCTTGACGGATAACTGTATACTTTTTCTTTTTAAACATCTTTAGCCATTTCTTTTGGCACTGCCTGTATATTCCAATGTATAAATCTAAAGGGTTCTATCCCATAATCAACTGCATATTCATGTTCTAGAAACCCTGGAAATATTATAAGTGTCCCTGGTTTTGGTTTAAAGTGAACTAATTCTGAGCCACCAGTTATATTATTGAAATTGGGTTTCATTTTTAATTTTGTAGCCCTTGCTCCAGTACGTGGTTCGTGAAATATTGGATAAGATGTTTTATCTGAACATTTTAAAAAATAAAAACCTGATACATGTTGATTCCAATGTATGTGTGCACTGTGGTGACCACCACCTTTTTTAGCAAACTCTTGTACCCATAACTCACTAAAAATAGTTGTGTATTGCTGCATATCAAAACCTTGATGGTCTAAATACTCCCAAGATTTTTGTCCAATGTAATTTCTAAAATCTAAAAAATCATTATCCATTGTTAAAGGTGTTGAATGATAAGATCTTCCAAAGTCTCCAAATTTTTTTATATGTGCCTTAGCTTCAGGAAAACTTCTAGCGTCTTTAATATATTTATTAGTAGCTTTATTTAAAGATTTTAAAAACTCTGGTTTTTGTTCAGTCCAAATAGTTGTATTGAAATAATTATTTATAAACATGTTATTTAAATGGATATCCAAGATTCCACATTACCAATGAATATCTTACTCCTTTCGTTACTGGTTTAACTCTATGCCATACAAATGATGGAAATACAATAATAGATCCTTTAGGTAAAATTTCTTTTGCTTTTTTTAAATGTTTAGTTTCTTCTCTCATGTGTGGATCATAGTTTCTAAAATCAAATTCTAGTTCTCCGCCTTCATATTCAGATCCATCCGTTAATTGACAAGTCATTGATAGTTTTCGAATTTTACCTTTGTCAGGTCCTTCTTTTTCATAAGGTTTATCCCAACCATCACAATGCCAATCATAATATTGGTTTAGTTTATATTTTGTAAATTGCATAGACTCTGATCTATCCCATTCAAAATTCCAACCAGCTGCTCTATTAGCTTCATGTATATATGGGTGTAATTCTTTATAGATCCAAGTATCATTTAACCAAACTAAATCAGAATTTCTCTTACGTTTCATATCTTTAATTTCATTTTTAGTAAGTTCTTTATCACCATAACCGCCGGTTCTAGCCATGGATTCAGATTTAGATAAACCATATCTAATAATATCATCACAAATTTTAGGTGGTATTGCAGATGTAAAATACCAATAATAATTAGATATATTCATAAGTTATTGTCTGTATAAAATTCAAACTTTCTTTCTGGTCATTTGATATAATATATGTATTAGTTGATGGAAACATAATAAACATATTATTTTTAAGTTCTATATCCCAACTTCTTCCTTTTCGTCTATTATCATCAAAATATATTTTTACCCAACACTTATCAACTTTAACTCCATAAAGCATTGTAAAGTCTGGTGAGTTTCTAAGATCAACTGGATCTACATTTAATAGTGGTTTTGATGTTTGATTTGGTTTATAAATATCACCCCAAGAATTTCTATTAACTAAATTGATACCATAATCAAGACCGATAAAGTCTCTTATATAAGTATTTAACATATCCCAAGTTCTTGAAAATGGAAATTCTTTGTTAGTAAAAGATGATTGTAAAATATCGTTAGTAAGTTTTTCTTGGTCTATCTCAAAACCTTTCGGCATATCGATATCACCATAATACAAAGATTGTTCACTCAGTACTTTCTTTTGCATACCACCACCATTTTTAATTTATGCTTTTAAGTCTGTCAAGTCCCAAGTTGTATTAGCTTCATTCCAAACGTAAGACCACATATGAGTATCTGCTTCGTTTTGTGAAGTCTGTTCTTCTGTCAATGCTGGAGCATCACCTATTGGTGATTTCCAAGAAGCTGAATCATTATGTTTTACCCAAGATGCGTAAGGTTTTTTAGGCCAGAAAATTTGATCATCTTCATCCCAAGTATAACCTATACCTGCGTAGTTTCCTCTAAAAGGTGTTCCGCCATCTTTATGTTGATTACCTGATGTATTGTATGAAGTTTGAATCCACATTTGTGCAGGCCAATTATTATGTGTTTCTAAATATTGTTGACCTACTGCTTCGTCTTCAACTCCGTCAGCGTTTAACATATCATCATTATTCAAAGTTAATACTTGAATAACTTTACTGTTAGCTCCTAGTTTTGCGAAATGTGCCATAATTGTGTCCTATTATACATTAATTTTTATTTTTATTAAACTACTGAAATTTATACCTTATCATAACAATTCCTGAACCTCCATCACCACCTATTCCATTTCCTCCAAATTGATTTCCACCTCCACCACCGCCACCAGTGTTTGCAGTTCCATCTTCTCCTGTTTTAGGAGAACGATCAGCGCCATCTCCACCACCACCAACTCCACCAACTCCTGCTGTTCCAACTCCTGCCGTTCCAAAATAAGAACCACCTCCACCACCAGCAAAATATCTTGTTGAAGCTACTGGTCCTGGTTCTCCATAAGTTGGAGCACATCCTGGATTCATAAATGCTACTGCAACAAATGACCCTGCACCACCAGGACCACCTGCAATAGGTGAACCTGTACCATTACTACCTGCAGCTCCAGCTCCACCACCGCCACCAGCTCCATATCCAGGTGGTCCAGCTCCATTTCCACCAGGATTACCTTGAGGTGGACTAACTGGTGGGGTATTACCAGCTCCACTACAGCCACCAGCTCCAGGTGCACTAGCATAACCACCAGATCCTGATCCACCTGCAGTAAAGCTATTAGATAATGAATGACCACCACCTGCAGATATTATTGTTGAAAAAACTGAACTACTTCCACTTGTTCCATCTCCAGGTGATCCAGCTCCACCACTACCAACCGAGATTGGATAACCTGTCACTGAAACTGGAATCCCTGTGGGATTTGATAAAGGTGACATTGTAGGAGCAGGAGCGCATCCTACTGAATTAGAAACTCTAAAACCACCAGCACCTGCACCACCACCTCTATCTCCACTAGCACCACCTCCTCCTGCAATTACAAGATAATCTACTGAATCTGAACCTCCTGCATTACCTGCAGAACAAACTGTAAAAGTTCCTGGACCTGTAAAAATATGTGTTTTAAAATCCCCATTAGTTAAAATAGTTCCACCAGTGGCAACTATGAATTCGGGAACGATAATATCACTTGCTTGAGATGCAGATGTTACTTTCCATCCTTGTGTTCCATCTACATAAACCAATAATGCAGATCCTCCCTTTACCAATATATTATAATTATCAGCTGTACCTTGAATATTAGATCCGTTTCTTCCGATTACAATTTGGTTTGTGTCCGCAGTGTTTGCGTAATCTTTTATACCTACGATATCACCAGCTGATGGTGATGCTGGAAGTGTTACTGTAATTGATGCACTTGTAGTATTTACAAAATAACCATTACCACTTACAGCAGTGAATCCTGAAGTTTTAGCTGTTGTATCCCAAGTTACGGCTCCTATGTTTTTAAAAACCCCTTGGTCCAACATTGTTGTTCCACACGATATTACGCCCATTATGAATCTCCTTCTATCTTAGATAAATTAATTTTGAATTTGTCTCCAGATATATTATTGATAATAAATATATCATCTTTTCCCTCTTGTAAAGTCCAATTACCTAAGCCGCAGTGTCAACTTCTGTCCAAGTTTTAGTACTTCCTGAATTTACTTCAGTCCATGTTGATGTAGATCCTGTGTCTACTTGAGTCCAAACTATGGTTTTT